ACTATTGTAAAAGTAGACGGAAACACTGTCACAGTAAAAACATCAAACGGTGACTTGATGAATATGAACATTCACGATGTTGACGTTGCACAAAACATGGCGGAAGGCAAGCCCAAAGAAAAAGAAGCTGACTACGGAGCAGACTATCAAGACATGGTTGCCAGAGTCAAAAAGCTAGCAGGCCTGGGTCCGCTAAAAACAGTATACGATCCGCAAAAGCGTGTGTACAAGAATGTGCCCACTGCGGTACAGCCCAAGAAAGAACAACAATAAATGGCCACCAGACGACCAACAGAGGTAACTCCTGGAACAGGGCTTGGTTATGTCACTGCCTCAGCTGGTCCTGTTGGACAATTGACTCAAGTGCCGCCTTCGGGCGCACAACCCGGGGCATTTCAAGTCCCACTAGCCCCGAGAGCAGCCACTATGACCGCAAGCACATCATCAACAAGATTTATAGAAATAGACTACAACGGCAATATCATTGTGTCAGCTGTGACCAGCATGAATTTCACAGGACCTGGAGTGATTGTGAGTAATGTGGGCAGTGCGGTCACCATCAACATTCCTGGCAGCAACGGTACTCCTACTGGACCAAACAATTCCTTGCAATACAACAATCTGGGCACTCTTGGCGGCGCAGCTAATCTTACATTCAACCCCGGCACCAGCATACTTTCAGTTATAGGTAATGTACACGCTGGCTACTTTGTGGGCGATGCCACTAGATTGTTCAACATTCCCGGCGCCAATATCATTGGTGAAATAGCTTTTGCGGCCTCTTCAAACACGGCCAACACTGCAATCACCGCGGTCACTGCTGGTACAGTGACCACCGCGGCACAACCTGCAATTACCAGTGTGGGCACACTGACATCAGTCACCGCCACTGGCAACATCACAGGCGGCAACATTACTACTACTGGAAATATCCAAGGTCAAAACGTGTTGCCCGCTGGTTTTTTGTCAGCAGTTGGCAATGTAAGAGGTGCAAACCTTATCACCAGCGGATTAATCACAGCAACTGGCAATATTGGCACCGCTAGCAACATTACGGGGTTGAATATATCTGCTACTGGCACAGTCACAGGTGGTTATCTTGTGGGCGATGGCAGTCAAATAACTAACTTGCCAGCTGGTAATTACAGCAATGCCAATGTGACTTCTTTCTTGGCCAACTATGGCAGCAATGTAATCAGTACCACAGGCAACATTACTACTACTGCCAATGTCACAGGCGGCAACTTGAAAACCACAGGATTGATTTCAGCCACAGGCGACATCACTGGCGGAAACGTTAATGCAGGTGCTACCATTGTGGCCACAAGCCACACAGGTGCCACATTCTCAGCCACAGGCAACATCACCGGTGGCAATATCAACACAGGTGGAGTTGTCACTGCCACCGGCAATGTAACCGGAGGCAATTTAAGAACAGTTGGTCAAGTAAGCGCAACTGGTAATATTACAGGCAGTTTCTTTATTGGTAATGGTTCATTATTGACTGGTATTGCCGCAGGCGGTTATGGTAACTCAAACGTAGTTACATTGTTGGCTGGGTTTGGCAGCAACACTGTCAGCACAACTGGCAACGTCACTGCTGGTAACTTTATTGGCAACGTTGTTGGCGGTGGTGCTGGTACGCCTACAATAAGCAGTGCTACAAACTTAGACTTGTCAGCAGCCTCCGCAGTGCGTGTGATTGGCGGTGGCACGTTCCGACTACCTAGTTTGACCACAGCACAAATTGCCAATACAATTGCAGCTAATGGTGACATGATTTATAATTCATCTGTTAACAAGTTCCAGGGTTATGAAAATGGTGCTTGGGCCAACATTATCTAACAATGACCACATACAACGTAGCTCTTAACGAAGGCGTTGACTATGATGCCTTTTGGACCGAAATAGAAACAGACGGATCAGGCAGTGTCTATGTACCACAACGAGGTGTTGACATTGTGAATGCTCGTCCCACTAGCCTGCGTCAGTGCTGGTATGAATTGACTGACGCAGAAGCAGACAAACTACGCAACGATCCCAGAGTTTACTGCGTAGAGATACCGCCAGAGTTTAGAACAGATATTGAAATTGCACCCAGTGCCTCACAAACTGGCTTGTACTACAAAAGCCCCGGTACCAATCCTGCCAACAATCAGGGCATCAACTGGGGACTGTTTAGATTGAATTCTACCACAATGAACACCCCAGGTGCGTCGGGTACATTGACTTACAACTATCCCTTGGACGGCACCGGAGTAGATTTTGTAGTGCAAGACTCGGGATTGCAAGTGGATCATCCAGATTTTCAAGACGCGGCTGGAGTAACCAGAGTACAGCAGATTGACTGGTTCTCTGCATCAGGTATCGCAGGTACCATGCCTGCTAATTTTTACACTGACTACGACGGCCACGGCACACACTGTTGTGGCATTGCAGCAGGCCGACTGTACGGGCGTGCCAAGAATGCTAGAATTTATTGTATGACTGTGAGCGGGCTCAATGTGGCACCCACCAATGGTATATCTGTTACCAATGTGTTTGACTGCATCAAGGGCTGGCACAACAACAAGCCCATAGACCCTGCCACAGGATACAAACGCCCAACAGTGGTAAACATGAGCTGGAGTTACATCAACACGTTCACCAGTATAAATGGCGGAAACTATCGTGGGACACCCTGGGCTGGCAGTAGCCTTCAGCCCAGTTATGGTATGATTGGTAATGCATCTCTTCGCTTTGGGCCAGCTAGTGCCACAGGAGTAATTTGTGTGGGCAATGTGAGTACTGGCACAGACACCCCTGAAGAGAAACTTGGATCCAGTGAATCAGGGCCCAGAGTAGATGTCTGGGCACCGGGCACAAACATTGTGAGTACTACCAGTACCACCAATGATTTTGGTGCTACCACAGCTTATCCTTTAAACAGCAATTACAAGATCATGAGTATCTCAGGCACATCAATGGCTTCGCCTCAGGTGGCTGGCCTGGCTGCACAATTGTTGCAGGTATACCCCACAGCCACTCCAGCACAGATACGTCAAAAGATAATTGACACCAGCACTGCCAACATGCTATACACCACAGGATTGTCAACTGACTACAGCAACGATCGAAGTTTGCATGGTGGCCCAAATAGATTTGCCTATCAGGCATTTAACACAGCCAGTGGCGGCAATGTTGCTGGACCTGTTACAACGAGTAACGCTGGAGTAAGCACATGAGACGCACAGCCAACGGAAGATCAGTACAGGTATTACAAGGTAGCTCAGGACAGCCACACCCTGTAGCACAGCCTCGGCCTCCACAGGTCCCTCCAAAACGCACACAGGCACCGCCAATACAACAAAGTTTTAGGTTCCGCGCACAATGAGAGCACATGAATTCGTTACTGAAAAAAAGCGCATGAAGAAGTTGAAAGAACTTACATTCATGGGCATGAGTCCTTGCACCAAAGATTGCTCTGGGCATCGTGCTGGCTACCGATGGTCAAAAGCACGTGGTGGTGTCAGCACCGCAAGTCAAAGCAACAGTTTCAACAAAGGTGCAGAAATAGCCCGAGCAGGCTATTAATTTTTGGTGTAAACAAAATACACTTTTCAGCAAACTCATTCACAATTTCAAACGTCCAAGGAAATATATCTACCCAAGGACCTGTTTTGTGTGGCAATCCTGGATTGGCACGTAAAAAGAACTTGCCTCCTTTTCTTAGCAAGTTTACACAATGCGCAAAACGCTGTTCAATTTCGTCCTTTGAGTTGAAATTGATAGAGCCCAAAGCAATAATAATATCATGACTCTCGGGCTTGACTCGGTAGTCCAGGATATCCACTTCATAATCCGCAGCGTTATTGTAAGGGTCAATACCGATCAAGTTGTTGATGCGTCCCTTGAATGGATTGTATCCACAGCCCACGTCCAGCACTCGTTCAGGCATGAGCTTGTTTACTTGTTCTACCAGTGCCCAGCCTGAATGATCATACTCGCCTGTGCGTGGTTTCCAAATTTCAGCAAAGAAACGATGGGTATATCGTTCGCTTAGATCACCAACAATTTCTTTCAGCGTTCCGCGGTACTCGCAGGACAAGCATAGTTCTGCTTCTACGGCATCTTTGAACTTGCTGTATCTAGCAGGTGTCCAAGGCAGAGCATTGACCACAGTATCTTCTGTGATAGAAATATTTGCATACTTGGGCAAATTAAATGCTGTCTGCAAATTTTTTGTAATTAGGGCAAAAATTTTAGTGTTCATAGAAAAAATTGATATATAAGTTAGATTTTACATTGTATTTAAAGGAGTCTTATGCATACACTAAAATTTCTTGCCTTGATGCTGTTCACAAGCACAGCTATAGCCTGGCAACCCACAAAACCAGTCACAGTGGTATTTCCCAATGGTCCCGGTGCTGGTAACGAAATTTCTTTTAGAATCGTTGCTGATATTGTTGAACGGAAAACTGGAGTAAAATTTAATTCTGAGTACCGCCCGGGCGCTGATGGCAACATTGCTATCAATCACTTTGTAACCGTGCCGCGTGATGGACATACCATATCTGTACCTGCTTGCCAATCAAATTGGGTCACGCCCGAAATTTGGTTCAAGGACATGATCAAGTACAACCCCATGGAACTAGAATCCATTGCCAACATTGCTCGTTCGCCCCTGGCATTTTGGGCACATCCGTCAAGCAAAATCAACACTCCTGAAGAGTTTGTTGCAGCCATTCGTAATCGACAAAAAATGACTGTGGCCATTGGCGGTGGTGGACACAAACTGGCAGTGGAATATCTAGTGGACAAAGTAAGTGTAGCAGGCAGCGACAACCTGCAGACTGCTATGTACAAAGGTCCTGCACAAGCTCTGCTGGATGTCATGGGCGGGCATGTGGAATTTGGTGTAACACCAGTGGCTGTGGGCTATCCCCATGTGCAAGCAGGCAAACTCAAGTTCATTGGTATTGCAGACACACGCCCGCTATCAGGACTGGAACACATTCCACTTATGAGCAAGGCCGCACCGGGGCTCAGTATTCATGGCTGTTGGAACATGGTGCTGCCTCCAGGAACACCGCCTGAAATACAAGCATGGTATCGTGATCAGTTTGTACCTGCTATTCAATCAGCCGAAGCCGCTGCCAAGTTTCGTGACAACATGATGTATACAACTCCTGCAGAGCATTCAGCAGCTGGAGTCAGAGCCAGCATGGCACGACTACAACAGACCTGGCAACCTATTGCTCGTAGAATTGACCCTAACAAATGAAATATATCTTTGTATCTGGTGCTCCAGGATCCAAATGGAGCAGTGTTGTAAAAAACATTTATTACAGCAACAGCATTGACATCTCAGACGCCAGCCCCTCTAGAGAATACTATCACGATGCATCGGGTGAATATCAGCTCATGCACATGGGAGTGTATTGGGGACCAGCCATGGAGTTTGGCGACTGGTTTGAAAGTCTGGATCAATACTCAAAAGAAGAAAATGAAGCGGAATTTGATCGTCCTTTTTCGGGCACAGGTGTGCGAATCATCAAGAGTCATGTGTTTGGATACCATTTGGATTATATCAAGCGCACCTGGCCAGATTGCCCTATTGTGCTAGTAGATCGCACAGATGATGCTTGCTTGGGTTGGTGGGTCAAGTGCGGTGAATTCAAAATATCTTATCCACTGTACAGGGACTATTATAAGGATCTGCGTCAAATGGCCGAATGCATTCGTAAAGAAAATGAAGGCAATCGTTGTGCTGCCCGTGAATGGCCCGCTACTGTTGTAGAAACCAATTTACAACTCAGTAGACTGCTGGGCCTGCAAGATCCCCCTGCAGAATACCGCCAGGACTATGTGGCGTCAGACATACGGATAACAGTAATATGACACAAAGCAATTGGGAAATTACAAAGCGACGAAGTCAATACCATTTTGACAACAACACCATGGATGCTCGTTGGGATACTGTGCAACATCTGGGACACATTACACCCGAGTGGACAGAAGAGTTATCTGATGCTATAACTAAATCTACCCCTGTGACCTGGCGCACCCGCGGACGTGATTCAGATCCGTTGAAACGTGCCAGCGAAGAATACGATCAAGAAGACTATGACTTAGAACAGCAAGGCTATGGACACGACTATGTGGTCACAAACTTGAACTACGACCTGGCACCGGTGTTTCAACACATTGCTAATCAGTTTGGCCTAGAAAAAAGCATGGCCCGTATTCATGTGCAGCACCCGGGACAAGTATGGAATCTACACCTGGACAAGCTGGAAAAATGGATGCCGGCTGATCCCACGCAAGTTGTGCGTTATTTTGTACAATTGACAGATTGGCACCAAGGACATTTCTGGAGTTATGGTAATTACATGTGGAGTGGCTGGCATGCCGGAGATGTCAGCACATTTGACTGGATGCATGTGCCACACTCAACTGCCAATGCTGGACACTCACCTAGAGCCACCCTACAAATCACCGGAATAAAAACTCAGGAGACTGATAAGTTCTTAAATAATTTAAAGGATCAAAATGAAACAACCACGCCGAATATTAATAATGGGACTGCCTGGGTCAGGTAAGACTTATTTTGCAGAAAGATTAAAACAATATCTTGAACAACATATAAAACCCGTTGACGAGCATAGTTTACGACCCATTGCTGATGCACAAGTCACCGTAGCCTGGCTAAATGCCGATGAGGTTCGTAGACATTACAATGACTGGGACTTCAGTCAAGAGGGCCGAGTTAGACAAAGTCAGCGCATGCGAGATCTAGCAGATGAAGCCAATACAGATTATTGTATTGTGGACTTTGTGGCACCTCTGGTGGAAATGCGCAACAACTTCAAAGCAGACTGGACGGTCGCTTTGAGGACACTAATAAAATGTTTGTGCCACCTGAAGTGTATGATTTCCGCATCACAGAACAAAATGGTGAAAAATGGTCTGAATTTGTGGGCGAGCATATAATTGAAAATCGTCGTAGACCCCAATTCGATTGGCAGCGGGAAACTGTACAAATGCTGGGTCGCTGGCAACCTTGGCATGCGGGGCACCGTGCGCTGTTTGAACGTGCTGTTGCCAAGACAGGACAAGTTGTAATACAAATACGTGATTGCCAAGGCTGGCAAGGCTCAAACCCTTTTGCTATAGATCAAGTGAAACATTACATACGCAGAGATCTAGACCCCATTTACCAAGGGCAGTATGAAATACAAGTTGTGCCCAACATTGTAAACATCACTTACGGACGTGATGTGGGTTATAAAATTGAACAAGAATCCTTTGACGAATCAGTAACTGATATAAGTGCTACCAAGATACGTCGGAGTATGGGACTTGAGTGACACATTGCCGTGATACAATTGACATTTAACACAATGTTGTACTTTGTACACGAAAGAATCTGGAACAACATACATTGGGGTCGCAACTAAATACAGGATGTGGATTTTACACTTTCTCCCTGATGCTGTTATCTTATGGTTTTGCAATATACTGTTATTAACAGGTATAGTGTTGACCATTGCTGGCTTTTTTGTACATCGCATTCCATTCCCGTTGCTGTGGCAATATCAGTTGCCCTTTAAAATCCTGGGCATTGCACTTTTGACCTTGGGAGTTTATTTCCGCGGCGGATATGCTGTGGAGGAGACCTGGCGTGAGCGTGTGGCCGAAGTAGAAGCAAAACTACGAGTTGCTGAAGCCCAAAGCGCAAAAGAAAATGTCAAAATTGTAGAACGAGTTGTGAAGAAAACAGAATACATCACACGCAGAGGTCAAGACATTGTTCAGTATGTTGATCGTGAAATAGTCAAGTATGACACCAAGTTTGCTCCTGGCGGCCAATGTGAAATTCCCCGAGAGTTTATTCAAATCCATAATCGTGCAGCGGAGGCACCTCCTCGATGAGAGCCGACGAATTTGTTACAGAGAACCTGCGTGACTGGTTCAAAGAAAAATGGGTGCGCTTTGGTCCCGACGGCAAGATCCGTGGTGACTGTGCCAGAGGATCTGAAAAGGAAGGCAAGCCCAAGTGTTTGCCACAGGCCAAAGCACATGCACTTGGCAAAAAAGGTCGTGCATCAGCGGCGGCTCGCAAACGCCGTCAAGACCCCAATCCCAATCGTAGAGGAGCGGCCATCAACGTGGCCACAAAGAAAAAATGAGATTACAAGAAGTCAATCACACTACCTGTAGCGAATGTGGAGGGCCGGCCTTTACTGATCTATTGTTGGCCGAAAAGAAAGATGCCTGCTACTACAAGGTCAAAGCGTCGGCCAAGGTATGGCCCTCGGCCTATGCGTCAGGACGCTTGGTTCAGTGCCGTAAAAAAGGCGCTGATAACTATGGCAACACATCAGAAGGTGTGGATCAACTGGACGAAAAATGCTGGGACACACACAAACAAGTGGGCATGAAAAACAAAGGTGGCCGCCAGGTTCCCAACTGTGTGCTCAAAGAAAGCGTAGAAGAGGATATTATGCAAAACAAACGAGAAATCTACAACCAAGTTTATCAAATCATGGTTCGCGGTGCGCCTGAATTCATGAAGCATGCCAACTCAGCAGACGTCAAAAAGGCCATCGTCAAAGCCATGGGTTTTGGCGATCAAATCAGTGCGCAGGACTTGGCCAGTTATGCTTACGGTATGCTAAAGAGCAACAGCATAGATGAGTCGGGAGTGAAGGAAGACTCATCCCCAGACTATATGTGG